GTTACTGGTTTAACTCTATGCCACACAAAACTAGGAAATACAATGATAGATCCTTTTGGTAATATTTCTTTACATTGTACTCTGTGTTTTGATTCGTCTCTCATATGTGGATCATAGTTTCTAAAATCAAATTCTAATTCACCACCTTTATATTCTGAACCATCTGTTAATTGACAAGTCATAGATAGTTTTCTAATCTTACCGTGATCTGGTGCATTTACATTATCTCGTTGATAAGGTTTATCCCAACTATCACAATGCCAATCATAGTATTGATTTAACTTATATTTTGTAAACTGACAAGATTCAGACCAATCCCAATCAAAATTCCAACCAGCATTTTTATTTGCTTCGTGAACATACGGATGTAATTCTCTATATATCCAAGGTTCGTTTAACCACACTAAATCTGATTTTCTTTTTTTTTGTAAATTTTTAACTTCTTCTTTGTTTAATTTTTCTTTATCATAACCACCTGTTCTAGCCATAACTTCTTTTTGATCATTAGCATAAGCTATAACTTCATTACAAAATCTTGGTGTTAATGCAGATTTAAAATACCAATAATAATTAGATATGTTCATACTATTTCAAACCAACCTGTTGCAATGTATTTTTCTTCATCGTTAGAAATAACTCCAACATGAGGATGTGTAAAATCACTTGGCCATATAACTAATTTACCTTTAACAGCATTTAATGTTTTGTTTTGATAAGGAAAATGAGTGCCACCATTTTTAAGCGTATTAAGATAAACCATATAAACAAGTTGTCTATTCGCTGTATGTCTATCTGCTCTTTCGTAATGTGTTACTTTATAGCCCCCACCTTTTTTATAGTGTTGAATTATATTAAGCATAAAAGTATGAACAACATGGCTTTGCATAAAGTTATATTTTTTGATATAACTGTTAACACAATCAGTTAAAGATAAAAATAAATCTCTTATAACTTTATTATTAGTATCATTATAAAAAAGCACATCTGTTGAGTCTTTTATTGTCTTATCAACTCCTCCATGTGTTTCTCCTTCTCTTTTATATTCTTTATTTTTTTTATGATACGCGATTAAACCGTCACATATTTTCTTAGGTATTTTATATTCTTCTATAAAATTAAATGTAGTCATAAGTGGTTGTTAAAACAAAATTTAATTGATCTTTTTGATTGTTAGTTATGTAATACATATTAGTTGATGGAAACATAATAAACATATTATTTTTAAGCTCTATATCCCAGCTTCTACCTTTACGTCTATTATCTTCATAATGTATTCGAACCATACAATTTTTAACTTTTACACCATATAAAAATGTATAGTCAGGAGAGTTTCGCAAATCTACAGGATCTATATTTAATAATGGAATTGTAATTTCTTGAGGTTTGTACGTATTGCCCCACGTTTCTTTATTAATCAAAGTAAATCCATATTCTAAATTTATATGATCTCTCATATAAGTATTAAGCATATCCCAATTTCTTGAAAACGGAAAAGGTGAATCTGTTATTGTTGATTGTAAAATGTTTTCTTGTAATTTATCTCGATCAATCTCCCAACCTTTGGGCATTGCCACATCACCATAATATAAAGCTTGTTCTGATAATACTTTCTTGTGCATACCACCACCAAATGTAATTTATATTATTAAATCTGTCAAGTCCCAAGACTGTCCGTCTTCATTCCAAACATAGTGTTTGTTTGCTGATAATTCTGCTTCTGTTAAATCAGGAGCATCACCAATTGGTGATTGCCATCTAGCATCTGTTGTATTTTTTACCCAAGATGCATATGGTTTTTTAGGCCAAAAAATATTATTATCTTCGTCCCATTCATAACCTATACCTGCGTAGTTTCCTCTAAATGCTTTTGAATTATCACCAGATGAATGTTTGTTATTTGCTGTATTGTATGAAGTTTGAATCCACATCTGTGCAGGCCAATTATTGTGTCGTTCTAAATATTGTTGACCTACTGTTTCATCTTCAACACCATCAGCGTTTAACATATCTTTGTTATCAAGTGTTAATACTTGAATAACTTTTCCGTTAGCCCCTAGTTTTGCAAAATGTGCCATAATGTTTCTCCTTATATATTAATTTTAATTACCATTCAACTATTGAAATTTGTATCTTATTACAACAATTCCTGAACCACCAGCTCCACCACAGCCACCTTGTCTACCACCACCTCCGCCTCCAGTGTTAGTTACACCAACACTTGGAGCTGTAGGAGAATATTGATCACCTCCTCCTCCTATTCCTCCAGTAGAGGGTGTTCCACTATCAGTAGCACCACCGCCACCTCCAGAGTAATATCGTGAAGGTCCTGGACCTGCTTCACCAGTTGCTGGATTAATTAAAGTTCCTGCTCCAGCACCACCAGGTCCTCCTCCTCCAGGGTGAGTTGCATTAGAGCCACCTGCTGTTGCTCCACCACCACCTCCGCCTAAACTAGCGACTCCTGGTTGTCCTGCACCTGAACCACCTGATGAACCTTGTGGCGGACTAACTGGAGGTGTATTACCTGCTCCTCCACTACCAGCGCTACTACCATAACCTGAACCCCCACCACCTGATCCACCGGCGCTACCTGGATCTACGGAAGATCCTCCAGCGCCACTTCCTCCAGCTCCACCACCTGCTGAAATTATTGGAAAAGCACTTGAATTTGAACCATTACCATTTACTGAACCACCGCCACCAACTGTAACTGGGAATCCTGTTGCTGTAACTGTAATTCCTGTAGGATTAGCTAATGGAGAGGCTGTATAAGATGGAGTTGTGTGAGTAGGACTTGAGGCTGCTTTTGATTCTCTAAAACCACCACCACCAGCTCCACCCATACCATAAGGTGCTGCTCCAGCTCCACCACCACCAGCGACTACTAAATAGTCTACAATACTAGGAGCATTAGCTGTTCCATCACCAGCACAAGAAACACAAAAAGTTCCTGGGCCAGTAAAAGTGTGAATTTTAAAATTACCACAAGTAGTTACTGTTCCACCTGTCGCTGTAAGAAATCGTGTTCCTACTGCTGAAGTGGTTGAATCGTGAATATCTAACCAACCTCTTGTTGAATCTGTAAATATTAAAGTGACTGATTGGGATTCAGTTGAAAAAACTGCATTTGCATTTACACCTCCAATTTTATCAGTGCCATTTGGAGACACTGTTAAGGAACCCGTATCAAAAGTATTTCTGTAATCTTTAAAGGCAACTATATCTCCTGCAGATCCCGCAGGTAAATTTACTGTAAATCCTCCGCTGTTAGTGTCTATAAAATAACCTTCACCATTTGCTGCTGTAAAACCACTTGTCTTGATTGCAGTTTGCCAGTTAACAGTTCCGGTTCTACCAAAACCTGTTTGTGTTCCAGAGTTTGTAATTGTTGCACCAGCAGGAATTGTAATGGTATCTCCACTATCTCCTAACTGAACTGTACCACACGCTGCTCTTGGACTAATTTTATTTACTTTTATTTCACTCATAATTTACCTATTGAAACTTATACCTTATTAAAACATAACCTGATCCACCAGCTGCACCACTTCCTGGTGTTGAATTACCATAAGAACCACCACCACCTCCACCGCCAGTATTTGCAGTTCCCGCAGTTCCTGCCGTTGGATAAGTTCCACCTGGACCTCCACCACCATAATTTGCTGAACCTGGACTACCACCATTAAATGATGAACCAGCTCCACCGCCTGAAAAATATCTTACACCTGGTGTTGGTCCTGGAGTTCCTGCACATCCTGGTGCATAAATTGGACTAACAAAACATCCGTGTCCACCAGGGCCTCCTGCGGTGTTACTTCCACCAGTGCCTGAACCGCCTGCTCCACCGCCACCACCTGATCCGTAGTTTGGTCCATTATAATTTGCTTGACCACCTGGACTTCCTTGAGGCGGACTAACTGGCGGACTGTTTCCTATACCACCTAAACCTGAAGTGGTTCCACCACTAGGAGGTCCTCCACCGCCACCACCAGATCCACCACGAGTTTCTGCTGAAGGGGGTGATCCAGGTCCTGATGGTGCATTAGCTGGATTTCCACCGCCACCACCTGCGGAAGTTATTGTTGAAAATACTGAAGGTGTACCTTGATTAGTAGTACCACCTGGTTGACTAGGTGGTGTTGCTGCACCTCCTCCTCCAACGGTAACACTAATTGGACCAGGACTTACAGGTATTGCACTAGGTGCACACGTTACAGTTAATGGTGACATAGTAGGTGATGGTATAGCTCCTACAGTATTATTTAACCTAAAACCTCCAGCACCGCCACCACCACCGTGTGATTGTCCGCCACCACCTGATCCACCACCACCTACTACAAAATAATCTACAACAGCAACAGGACCACTTCCTGATGAAACACAAAATGTGCCTGGTCCTGTAAATTTGTGCATTTTAAAATCACCACACGTTGCTATAGTTCCACCTGTTGCTATAATTCTACTTTGAGCTGTTGTTGCAAAAGTGTTATCTTGAACAGATCTCCAACCGATTGTCCCATCAATATAAACAAAAGTTACACCTTGTCCTTCAACTGATAAAGGCAATGTTCCGCTTCCACCATTAATTTTTTCAGAGCCATTTGGTGTAACTGTAAGCGAATGTGTATCAAATGTATTATTATAATCTTGTACTGAAACAATAGCACCTGCCGAACCTGCAGGTAAATTAAGAACAAAAGCACCTGATGTAGTATTGCAAAAATAACCTTCTCCACTAGATGCTGTAAAAGTTGCAGTTTTAATATCTCCTGTTTGCCAGTCTACTGTTCCAGTTCTTCCAAAACCTGATTGTGTTGCGCCTGATGCAAGAGCCACAGTACCACCACATCTACCTAAAGTTACTGTTGCACCACATACAACAATTGTATTACCACCTCCTGATCCTACAGTTGTTGTTGATCCACATTTTTTGATGATGTTTGAATCATCTGAAACTTTATTTATATTATCTACTTTTATTTTACTTGTCATAGTTATTGAAATTTGTACCTTATTATTACTATACCAGAACCACCAGCTGCACCAGTGTTAAATGTACCCGGTCCATATCCAGCAGCTCCACCGCCACCACCAGTATTTGCAGTTCCTGCAGTTCCTCCGGGGTTGTTACCTGCATTTGATCCTGCACCGCCACCACCTGCACCACCAGCACCTCCTGTTGCACCACCGGGTGGTCTACTATCTCCACCAGCTCCACCACCGCCAGCTCTTTGAGTTGGTGTACCATTAATACTTGAAGTAACTCCTGCTCCACCTGCTCCACCAGTTGTACCAGGTGTATTAGCACCTACAGCGCCTGCTCCACCGCCGCCTCCACCTCGTGCGTCTCCAGCACCTGCACTATTACCTTGTCCACCATTTTGTCCTTGAGGAGGACTTACTGGAGGAGTATTACCTGAACCACCTGGCTGCGGAGCACCATATCCTGCACCACCACCAGAGCCTCCATCACTACCAGCTTGGTTAGACGCAGATCCTCCACCTCCGCCATTAGAAGTTACTGTTGAAAAAGTTGAATTACTACCATTTACTCCTTGACCACAAGTACCACCATTTCCAGCACCTCCTCCACCTACTGCTATTGGAAAAGATCCTACTGATGCTGTAACTATGTTTGGTGCACTTGGAAAACCATCTAAAGGTGAAGCTGTGTAAGGTGTTTCAGGATTTTTTACTTCTCTATATCCACCTGCTCCACCACCACCCATAGTTCCTGCTCCACCACCACCTGCTATCACCATATGTGAAAATTTATTAACTGGTGTTGTAGATCCAATTGCATTAACTGTGAAAGTTCCTGGTCCTGTAAATGTATGAATTTTGTCGTCTCCTGAAGTAGTTTCTGTTCCACCAGTAGCAATTATAAAAGGATTACCAACAACATTAGATGTTGAATCCTGAACGTTTTTCCAACCTTCAGTATCATCTACATAAACTAAAGTTACTGATTGACCTTCTGTAGATAAACCTACATTTGCATTAACTCCACCAATTTTTTGTGATCCATTGGGTGATATTGTTAAATTATTATTTTGAAAAGTGTTTGTATAATCTGCAAAAGCCACTATTGCGCCAGCAGAACCAGAAGGTAAATTTGCAGTTACAGCTCCTGAACTTGTGTCTACAAAAAAACCTTGTCCATCGACTGCCGTAAAAGTCGTTGTTTTAATACTTCCTGTTTGCCAATCAACAGTCCCTGTTCTTCCAAAACCTGTTTGAGTAGCACCACATGCTAAAGTTACAGCTGTGCCTGATCCACCTAATGTTAAGGTTGAACCACTTTGTTTATCTATCGCATCTACTTCTATTTTTGACATTATACTATTACTAAAGTCCCTGTTACTGTAATTGTGCCAGGCACAGTTATTGGTCCTGCAAGAACTCCGTTCTCAACAGTTTGTGTGCCATCCATAGTAGCCGCTTGATTTTTTATAAATTCATCAGGGGCTGTTCCACCTCCGATATATTGGATTCCATTTACTACTGCCGTCATAATTCCTCCTACGAACTAATTGTATCAATAAATGATGTAACAATATCTAAAGACGAAGCTGTATCGCTTTGAGCTTTAAGTACATCACCATTTTCTAAAACAATTTTTGCACCGCCTTGAATTAGTTCGATCGCAGAGTTTGGTGGGATACTTACATTTTTTGCAATGAAGTGATCATTTCCACCATTTACAATCTGACAACTAGCTAAAACAGTGCCAGTGGTAGTGTTACAAATTCTGATACCTATAACAGCATCAAAGTCTCCAGCAGTAATTAAAGTTACTGGAGATGTACCCACGTTTCTTTGTAAATTGTTTCTAAAATCTTGTGCCATAATTTATTCCTTTATAACGCCACCGCCATTGCTAATGCAAAGCCAGCTGACGCTGCTCCTACTGGTGTTCCTGATGCATCCAAGAAAACCGATTTACTTGCTGGTAAAGTACAGAATAC